CTATTAAAAGTAGGAAAAGCCCTATAGTTAGTAGTGTCTATGCCAGCTGTACCTTTAACCCAACCGCTTAGCAATTTTGAGTCTGCCGGTATAAAACCTCTAGCCCTAGCTACTACAGGGCGTAGCGCATTAGCCATTTCATCTTGCGTTTCTTTAGCTAAATCTGGCATATATTTTTTTAGTGCAAGCCTAAGCTCTAGGGCGTTTTCTACCTCTGTGGGCATCTTGCACCGCCTTTGCTCTGTCTGTTAAAACCTTTAATATATTCTTAAACATTACATCATCTAGATCTAGCAAGTACTGGGGCGCTATGCCTGTTTCTACCGCAATTTGTGCGATTAGATAGCCAAAACTACCGCGCCCCACTACTCCAAAGGGTTATCGTCTGTAACCTCAACTTTAGCTAAGGTTTCCAAAAAATCTGCCCCAAATGGTTTTACTACTTCGCCGCTTGCGCGTAAGCACTCCCAGGCTAGCCAGTAAACATCACTTTGCTTCTCATCATCTCTAAAGGCTTTGTGAAAACCTTTTTTAGCATACTGCTCAAAGGCATACTCAATACGGGGCGTAATCTTATGCTCGCTTACGCTGCCGTCTGCCCTTGTTATTTTAAGCTGTGCCATTGTTGCCCCTTTGTTTTAGTTATGGTGTGGTGTCTACTACGATAGGTGAGTTACAAGTAAATGTAATGCTCTGTGTAGAAATATCGCCAACAGCACCGTTAATATCTGTAGTATTATTAACTAATACTGTGGTTTGATATTCTGGGTTAGTTGCAGATATTACCGCGCTAGTTTGTTTTAATGTGAGCGGTACTGTAGTACCCCACGCGGCTTGCAAGGTTGCAAGTACATTAGCTGAGGCTGTATCGTTTAAAAAGTCAAGCGTAATAGTGCTGGCCTCTAAACCCTTAACAAACTTGTGCGCGGTATCGCCCATAGCTGTAACCTCAAGCTCGTCAAAACTGCGATTAATAGTAGCGCTAGTAACGTGATCCGACAGGGCCACGCTGTTCAGCGTGACTACTACGCCGTTAGATAGAAAAATTGCCATTTGTTATACCTCTGTTTCTTGTGTCGGTGTTTCTACGGGTGTTTCTTTTTTCTTTGTTTCTTTAACCTCTTTAGGCAATTCTTGCCCTATCTTGATTAGAAACGCTTTATCTTCGTCTGTAAGTGCCATTTTAGCTCCAGCTCGTTAGTACGGATATTTGTAAGTCACTTGTTAGTAAGTCGCCGCTAGGTAGCGTTAAAACGCTAGGTGCAGTTACAGCGGTAACGTTAAATACAATAGAGCTAGCTGCTAATTTATTAAACACGGCTACTATTGTATCTTCTATGCCTTGCAGGTTGCCTTCATTAGAAAACATAGGCACGGTCATAATAATTTTGAAATTAGCCATAGGCGATATAGTCGCTTGCTTATTATTGCTAGGGGTTAAATAAGGGTCTGCCGGGGCTACTACTACGCTGTTAGCTACTATTGTGCTAGGTGGAAAGCTAAAGGTAGACCAAACAGAGTTATTAGCTAAGGCAGCGGCTATAGTGCTGCGTAGTGTAGTTATCGCGGCTGGCATTATCCCACCATAGCGTTAGGCGATAAGTAAGGCGCTAACAAACCGCGTATAGATGCCATTAAAGTATTACTCATCTTAAACGGACTAGGGCTGTAACCGTCTACGCTTACGCCGCCGTTTTGTGTGCTAAAACGGCTAGTCCAGATATTCTCAGCTAGCATAAGTGCAGCTGCGTTTATAGCAGGTGTATTAGCGTAGGTTGCCGTCTTTGTATCGTCACCGGTCATAGTGCCGCTAGGTACTACGCGCCTAAAGTTTTGATCCGCTGCTACCTTTGCATACTGTATAAAGCTGTAACCCTGTGGGTATTGGTAATAATTAAGCTGTAAATTAAACGCTGGTAAAAGGCTAGTGCTACCAGAGCTAAAAGGTAGGGTGCTGGTAATTGTGTAGCTGCCGTTAAAAGTAGCGCCAGCCCCGGCTACTGTGACGGTTTGACCAGTAGTAAATAGGCCGGGGTTGGCTATCATCACCGTAGCTACGTTACTTACTAACGCTGTCCCAACTACAGGTGCAGAGTCAAACCATAAAAAACCGTTTATTAGATCTTGTGCCGCTTGGCAAGTGTCCTCTATCCAAGTGTAGCTATCGTACAAAGTGCCTACGCCAAGTGATGCTTTAAGTGTTGCAGCTGTAACGTATGTGGCTGGCATATTTGTACCTTTCTTTGTAGGTCTGGTAGAGCCAAAGGGCTAAGGCCCTACCAGACTATTAGTTATTTATTAGCTGATATTTAGGCGGCAGATACCGTATGGGATTTTTGCAATAGTTGCCATAAAGCCATAGATAGCTACTTGTACCTGTAGATTTGATACTACGTTTACGCTCATATAAGCCTGTGGGCTTTCATAAACAGTAAATGCCTCTGGCGCAAGAATAAACGCAGAGTTATCATTAACTCCAGCGGTCATAAATCTATCTACATAAAGATCTAGACCTAATACGTTACCGCGTACAGAGTTATTACTTACCATACCGGCGGCGTTAGCAAGTGCTGCCGCGTTTGGCTGGTAAGCGTTGAAAATTGGGCGGCCTGTGCTATCTACTGCACCTAATAGCAGGTTATAGATACCGGTGCTGCCTACAAAGTTCTGTGCAAAATATCCGCTGTTTTTGTAAACGTTAGCGGTACTTTCCGCGGTGTAAGAAATTAAACCTGCCGCTGTAGCTGCTACGCCTGTGCTTGTAAAGCCTGTTGCGTTAATTGCAGTAATTACCGCTTGATCTGTTGCGTTCATATAAGCAATTTGGAGCTGATTAGTCAATTCTGCAAAGAATTGTGGATTATCTGTGCGCTCTAGCAACTCAACAGAAAGCGTATTCATACCTGAATACTTATTTACAGTACCGGTTAAATACTGGGTTACCATACCTGTATTGGCTACAGCCCCGGCCTCAGCTTCAACGGTTACTACAGGTGCTACACCTGAAAGGCCGCCCTCTGAGTCTACAAGTGCAGGCACGTTAATTGTGTTGCCCTTAGGTGGCAATACGCCTTTAGAGCAGGCATCTACCGCGCTGCGTGGAAAACGTGTATTAGTAACAAACTCTGATAGATACTGGGTTGGGTTAAATGCAGGGTTTGTAGTCCAGCTATCATCTGCAGCTGTTACATATAATTTTGACTCCTCATTACCTAGAGCAGCTTTAATTTTATGCTCTGTGTAAGCGCCCATACTTGTAATAGGTGTGCGTACTCTTTGTGAGTTTAATGCACTTGGCTTAATAATTCTGCGCGCGGCTTCTACCGGTTCGGTAGCGCCCGCGGCCTCATCATCTTTATAGCTAACGCTCTTTAGCGTTACTGTTGCACCGTCCGGCAAATAAGTGCCTTCCGCTGCCATTTCGTCCGGGGCTTTGTCCACGGTTTCTCCTTTAGTTTCTTTGGGTTGGTTTGGATCTACTGCGTTTTCTTGTGCAGCAATTTTTAACACGGCAGCGCTTGGAAATGCAGCGCTCTCTACTAGAGATACCTCTTTCAAGGTAGCAGCCGTAACTAGCAGATAATCTTTTTCTTGGCGTGAGTCCTCTACCTCTACACCTACGCTAAGCCCATCCATTAGCTGTTCTTGTGCAAGCAAAATTGCATCACTACCGCGGGTGCTAGCGCTTACCTTAAAGCTGCCATACAAACCCGTTTTATTACTGGTAACACTCTGCATACGCCCTACCGGTTTAGAATTATCGTGCGACATCAAAAGCTTAACTTTGCTTGGCTCTGGCACGGTTATAGAGTTTTCTGCAAACACTACGCGCCCGGCGCTTGTGTTGCCTACCTCGCCATAAGGTGCAATTTTGCCGCTAATCGTGCGCCTATCGCCGTTATCTACTGCCTCTATGTTGCCGCTAAATGTTAGTAGCATTTACTACTCCTTTATCTAATCCATCTGGGCTTAATTCCTCTAACGCCTGGGCTTGCTCTACTGTAATTAGACCTAACGTTAGCATTTTCTCTATTGCCTCTAGTCTTTTAAGCGTATCAGCGCGTAAAAATGTTTCATCAAGTGCAAATCTAACTATGTTGCCGCGCCGCGTAATATCATCCATAGACAAGCGGTTTTCTATAGCGCTAATAAACGGCTGTAATGAGTAAGCTACAAACTCTTTACGCCCATCTATAATATTTTGGTAAGTCATTGAGTTATTCATATCTGCGCTTATGTAATATGCCGGTACGTTCATTAAACGGGCTATCTCTGTAGCTAAATACTGTGATGCCTCGTTATACATCATTTCTTTAGGTGAATAACCAACAGTTTGATAATCTAACGTGCTAGTTAAATAAGCCGTACTGCGTGAGTTACGCGCGGCTTTCCACGCTGCCAGTAGGCCGCTAATTTGTGCCTCTGGTAAATCTGCCCCACTATTCTTAATAAATCCTGTAGCCATAGGCGTAGCAGCTGCAACACTAGCCGCTTTTTGTATATCTAACGCGGCCTGTATTGTGCGCCCGCCTGTTTCTAATACACCTGGTAACAAACTTTGGAAAGTAACTAGCGATCCTACGCCGCTATCTGGTACGCGTTGCCCGTTTATAGAGTAGTAATCAACTTCATCACCGTATTTGTCTGTAGTTACTGTAACGCGCGTATTAGCTACCCACTCAAAGCCGCTAGGCCTCAAATCATCTTGATAAACAGAATTAACACGCAGATAACCGACCCCGTATAGTAATAATGCTTCTACTAAATAACTTATAGTTACGCTGCGTGGCTGTCTTAAATCCAACTGATCTAGCCAAACTGGGTTTTCTAATTTACGCCCTGTACTTTTTTGTATTAGCTCTAAATCTATACTTGCAATAACGCCACAGATTAAGTTACGGCATCTAGAAACTGCGGGTACTTGGAGAGCCAAGTTTCTATCTATAAACGGTATGCCGTTTGTATTGTATAAACCGCCAAAACTATAAACACCCGCGCCGTATGTCTGCGACATAATAGGCGGCGATAATTGCGCCTCTATATCTTTTTTGCCTATGCCTAGTGTTTGCAGTAATCCCATAGAGCGTATTATTGCCTAAAGGTCAAGTATATCTTTACCATACGCCTTGGGCGTGTCTAGGCGTATACCTTAGCCTCAGCTACAGGTTGAGCCATTATGTGTATCACCATAGCTAGCCCTATAGGTATATCTACAGGCCCGGCAGACTTGCGGCGCACGATACGCCAAGCATCGGGGGTCTGTTTAGCTGCGCAGTTAGCCATTTGTTGTATTAGCGCATCTTGCCCGCTATGGCGCAAGCGGTCATTTACTAAAGCATCGTACATATCGCTACAAGCTGTGTAAAAGGTCTGCCCCGATATATCCCGGGTCTGTACCCCTGCATTTTGTAGCCTTTGCGCAATACTAGCCGTGGTGTATTTGTCGTAGCAGACTAAACGCGGGTAATACATATCGGCCCATTTTTTTATACTAGCTGCTACTAAAACCTCATCTACTGCTACCTGAGAGCTATAAGTTTCTAGTACTGCTACCCCTATTTTGCCGTTAGGTAATAGCTGGCCCATTACTAAGCTGGCATCACGCCGGCTAGGGCTAACGTCAAAGGCAAAAACAGTAAGCGGCCCGGGGCTCATCTTTAGGTTTATATCGCTGCT